ATCATTATAATCTGCAAAACCGTTTTTAATTTTATCTTTTACGTTTATACTCATAGTGTATTTCTATTTAAGTTAAAAGTAACAGTAGAACCACCACCAACATTAGTAGCCGTATAAACAAACCTAATGTATTTAGGTGTAAAATATTCATCTTCAAATAATTCAGGCAAAGAAAAGTTATTTATATTTTCGTAAGTATTAAAGCTAGATAAATCTGAACTATTAGAAGCTTGAAATTCTATAGTAGGTTTTGGATTACCACCATTCAAAGTAGGAAACCAAACATTAAGCGTATAACCTCTAAAATCTGACCATTCTATAGCATCAGTAGTAAAATCAGCGGTAGCATCATAAGAAACTACATCAGTACCAGCAACACGAACAGATATTTTTTCTTTTATAGCCATATTTCAACTTCTTTATGTTGACCGTTATACTCTGGATAACTCGCTTCATTTTCGCAAATAAACCATTGTATAGTATTATAATACCCTAAAGCAACGTTATAACGCTCATTTAACCCCATTTGAATAGTGGTTACGCTTGTGGCGTTGCTAAATTCGTTCTTTACATTACCGCTAATTGTGTTATGAAAATCAGAATCACGTACTATATTAAAATAACAAAACCCTTTTAGCATTTCTTTAATGCCTTTTGATTCTCTTATACATTTATTATCATCTAAATAAATAGCGTTGTAAATATCTAAAAATCTAGCCGTAACTGGTAGCCCCGAAACAGGATCTAAATCAGCTACAAATAAATCATATAATTCAACACCTAATAGATCACGTAAAAAATCAGGCTCATATTCATTAATATAAGCTTCAATCTTATCATTTTGATTTGACCCACCATTACTAATAGCGTAAAATCCTGTAAAATCTGTAGGCGTTAAAAACATTTTATTTAGTTTTTTTAGTAGTTCTAGTTTTTACTTCTTCAGCTAAACCAATTTTTATTAATTCATCCGCAAATTGTTTTGATAATGTTTTTACATCACCTTTTTTTAATCCGTTAGAATGATCTTTTATAATCTTAATTTTTACTTTCATAATCTAAAGTCTTTTACCACCAAAACCCCGCTACGTTAATAGCGAGGTGTTAGCAGTTTTAATTTACTTATTATGCAGTTTCTAATACAGCTGCATCAGTAGCAATAACACCTTTTACAAAGGCTGTTCTATCGTTGTTCTTAACGATACAAAGACCTCTCCACTCAGCTAATACAGTTACTAAGTTTTTAGTAAAATCGTCTGAATCTCTACCTAATTCAATAGACATTTCGCCTTTATCGTAAACAGTTGATAAATCAAACGCACCGATTAAGTATTCACCAGCAGTAACTAAAGTAGTACCGATAATTGGCATACCATCTAAAGATAAATTACCAGCTACTAAAGCTAATCTTTCTACATATCTTTTATCAGTTGCCGAAACTTTTACCATTTTCAAAGCAGTAATATCTGATGGGTGCATCAAAATATAGTTTGGCATTGGTTGTTCAGCAATAGCAATTTGATCAGCCGCTACAGTTAATACATCAACCGCATTAGCATTATCAATAGTACCAGCAAAAGTACCACCAGCAAAAGCAGTAGCTACAGTTCTAATACCATTTAAGTTATTACCCATTCCATCACCTTGATAAACTTGGTTTTCAACGTCTTTTAACAATTCTCTCATTAACTCGTTGTTGATCTCCGAACGCATAAAATCAATATCACCTACCATTTCTTCAGAAACTTTGATAAATGCCGTTCTTTTCTTAACTGATTCAGAATTTACTACTAAATCAAAATCAATTTGATTTTTAAGTGAACCCTCAGCAGTTCCACCAGCCGCACCATCTTTGTTAGCTTGGTAAACCCATGAAATTACATTAGAAGAAGCTGTACCTCTTGATACAATATCTAATAATCTAATTTGTCTAGATGCTATAGCGTTCATTCCGACTAATCTTTGCTCAACTGGTACATTACCACCTGATACATTAGAAGAAATTAACATAGTACCAGCCGCTTTAAACGATACTCTTTCTTTTTTATCACCGTTAGCGATAGCTTTTAATGATTCTTCATTATCTTTTAATGCTTTTTCTAAAGAATCAACATTAGTTAATGATACATCACCTTTAGCTGTTTCAGACGCATTTTTAATAGCTAAACCAACATCTTTAAAAGCATCATTTAACGCTTTAGACTGTTCAAGTCTTAATTCAGTTAATTCAGCTTTTAAAGAATCAATATTTTCTTTATTCTCAGCTGAAATAGCTTGTTTTAGTTCTTCTTGCTTAATTGCGTTGAACTCATTGTAATACTCAGCCATTTTTTCAGCTGAAGTATCTTCTTTTAATTCGTACCCTTTAGATACTAACCATTCATTAAATTTCATATTTATAAATTTTTATAGAAATTAATTAATTGACTACTAACCACCTTGGTAGTAGTTGTTTTCTGAGTGTCATCAGCTGACGGCTCAAAGTCTTTATTATTTAGTACACCTGTAGCCCCGTTAGAACCTCTTAATACTAAACTTGATTCACCTACATTTTTAGCTTCAGTAACTATCCAAAAGTAGTCGATACTTTCAAAATCGTCTTTATTGGCTATTGTGCTTATGTGATTATCGTAACTATTTTTTTCTTCTTTATCGTCTTTAGAATCTGAATCTAAAGCTAATTTAATATTAACGTATTGCATACGTACACTAGCTTCAATATCTGAACCTGATTCTAACCATTCTTTAGCTAGTGGGTTTATAATATCGTCTTTAGCTACCTTATAAATTAGTGCCTGTGTATTACCAGCATAGTTTTTACCAATAGAACTAAATGGTATTTCAGCTAATAACATTTCTATATTCTCTTTTTTAGCTACTACATTAGCTAATTCCATTTTATGATCAGTAACCAAGTAATTTTTCCCTTGTTGCTCGTTTACCGTTTTATTCCAAATACCGTTAACGTGTAAATCTGAATGACTATCTAATATTTTAGTAGTATTAACTGCAATATAATAGTAATTATCATCTGTTAAAATACCTTTAGAAGTAGTACCTAATTTAGAAACGTCTATTGATTTAGCAGTAACACCTAAGCCCTTTTCAAAGCTTTTTTGTATTGCATTACGTTTAACTGATATAATATCAGAAGCGTTATCTTTTAAAGCCTTAAACAATTCAGCTTTAGTTTTAAATTCGGTATTTAGTTCTTTACAAATCATTTTTCAATGGTTTTATTTTCTTTTAAGGCTTTCAATTTTTCCTTTATAGATTTAGTAGCCTTTTCGCTTAATCCTTTTTTTCTTAATAGGTCTTGTATTTTATTCGCTTTCGTTTGTTCCATCTGTTACAATTTTATTAGCTAAATCTTCTGTAATTCCGTATGTGTAAATTAATACTTCTTTTTTAGAATCGTTAGAAATTGGCATATTTAAAACAACGTTAAAACCATCAGCTTTAATTTTATTTTTTTCTGCTTCAGCTTTTTGATCAGCTTGTAAAGCTTCTATTCTTGTAGTGTCTATTCTTACTTCTTCATTCGTTCTGTAACGAATATTTAATGGCTTAACTATATCTTGATTAAACCTACCTACTATTTTATTAAGTTTTGGTATAATAGCGTTATTATACATTCCTTTAGTAGCTTCATTTAAATTATTAAACGTTGAGCTAGATGGATCATTAAATAACTTACTATCAATATTAAACAAATTACATAATTGTCTATCAGTTAAAACACCCGATTCAATTAACTTTAAATCGTTAGCAGTCATTCCCATAGCTTGATACTTTAAACTAGCACCAGTAACGGCTACTTGATTTACTTTATCAATTCCACGGATCATTGACGCTATTTTATCTTTTACAGCTTTAGCTTCTTCACGTCCTAAATTAACACCACCACCATTACGATTAGATTCATTAGTTAAAATACCTCTAACACCTTGGTTTTTTACTAAAACGCTCAAAGCCTTCTGAATATCTGTAGAACCTGTAAGAGAATACAACCCAGCTTGTAAGGGGGCTAAACCTTCTAAGCTATTCAACCCTAATGTAGTCGGGTTCATGTATTTTAAATGGCTAACAGCTTCAGCTTCTAACCTATATTGTTTGTTTTTATCAGTTAATTTATAACCACTAGTCATAGCTAAATAACTTGTAGGTTCTAAAGGTTGTATAATTCCACTAGGTATTAATTCTAAAATATCGTAATTACCTTGATCAACTAAATTAGTTTTTCGCTGGTATAAATTACCACTAGATAATAAATA